GAGATTCAACAGGTATATTATCATCAACTGCAATATCTCAAAAAATGTTTGAAAGACAAAGAAATATAAAACTAGCAATAGCTGGTGGATTAGCAATAGCTGGTGTACCAGGTATACCAAGTGCTATGTTATATGATTCTATGAGAACAGACTATGAGGGATATTTAGATAGATTTAATAAAAATATGACAAGTACATCTATAGCTGCATCTTCTAATAGAACAACAGATAGTGGATCTACATCTACATCTGGAACTACTAATGATGCAACAATAACAAATCAAAATCAAGATGCTGTATTAGAAGAAGAATTAAGACAAAATAGAATAGCTTCACTTACTGGATCTGGAGGAGTAGATGCAGAAAGAAGATCTTTATTAGCAACTAATACAAGAACAATAACAGGATCAATGGTATAATGGCATATATAGAATTAGCAGATACAGAATTAGATAGTGGAATTACAGATAATCGAGTAGCTTCTTTTATGAAGAAGTATAGAGATTCAGAAAAAATATACGATCATTGGAAAGATAAGTATGAAGAAGCATACGAATATACTTTACCACAAAGAGAATCTTTTTATGAAGAAACTGTAGGAGAAAGAAGAACAGATAAAATATTTGATGAAACAGCTGTAGTAGGTATACAAGAATTTGCTAGTAGATTACAAGCTGGTCTTGTTCCTACATATGGAAGATGGGCAAACTTTGAAGCTGGATCAGAAGTACCAGATGAACAAAAACCAGCAATAAATGAACAACTAGATGCAATAACAAAATATGTTTTTGAAATAATTGCTGGATCTAATTTTAATCAAGAAATACATGAAGCATTTATGGATTGTGCTATTGGTACTGGTGTACTCTTAGTAGAAGAGGGAGATAGTTTAAACCCAATAAATTTCCAAGCTATTCCATTACCAAGAGTAATGTTAAATAATGGACCAGATAATAAAGTAGATACTGTATTTAGAAAAAGAAGTATTCCTTATAACAGATTAATGACAGCTTATCCTAAAGCAGAAATGTCTCCAGAAATGTTAAAAATAATAGAGAACAAACAAGGAGAAAAAGCAAATGTAGTTGAAGCTGTATTCAAAGATTATGATGAAGCAAATTCAGAAAAATTTAAGTATTGTGTTGTTTGTATGAATGAAAAAGAAATGATATTTGAACAAGAACTATCTGGAATAGGTAGTAATCCTTATGTAGTATTTAGATGGAATAAAGCATCTGGAGAAGTATTTGGTCGTGGTCCAGTATTTAATGCTATGGCTGCAATTAAAACAACAAACCTTACAGTAGAATTAATATTACAAAATGCACAGATGAATATTAGTGGTATTTATACTTATGAAGATGATGGAGTTATTAATCCAGATAATATTAATTTAGTACCTGGTAGTCTAATACCTGTAGCTCCAAACAGTAGAGGTCTTACTCCTTTAGCTGGAGTAGGTAGATTTGATGTAGCTCAACTTATACTTGGAGATATGCGTCAGAATATTAGAAAAGCATTGTATATGGAAACACTTGGTAGACCAGAGGGTACACCAATGTCAGCTACTGAAGTATCAGAAAGAATGGCAGATCTATCAAGACAAATTGGATCTGCATTTGGTAGATTGCAATCAGAATTAATACAACCACTTCTTAGAAGAATAATTAGAATACTTACAAAAAGAGGATTAATAGAAATACCTAGAATAGATAATAGAGAAGTAACAATTATATCTCAATCTCCTCTAGCTCAAGCTCAACATCAGCAAGATATAGCTGTAGTTAATAATTTTAATGCTATTTTGGCTCAAACATTTGGACCACAAATACTTAATATGATTGTAAAACAAGATGAAGTAGCAAGATACATGGCTGAAAAGCTAGGATTACCAGAAAAATTAATTAGAGATCCTCAAGAACAACAAGCTCTAGTAAATGAGTTGCAAAATATGGCTCAACAAGGTAATATGCCTGGAAATGTCATGGGAAACCCTACGCAAGAACAACAATAAAGAGGTAGCTACTGATGATGACAGGACTTTTGCTAGCGTATTTAATGGAACTAAAGGCAAAGCAGCAATCGAATACCTCGAAAAAATAACAAATAACTCTTTGGCAAATCCAAACTCTAGTAGTAATGTGTTATGGCATTTAGAGGGTCAAAGATATTTATTAAGTGTAATAAAACAAAAAATAAAACGAGGACAAAAAAATGGCTGATGAAGAACAAAAAACTAATGGCGAACTAAAACCACAAAGACCAGAATATGTATCAGAAAAATTCTGGAACGCAGATACAAATGAAGTAAATTTAGAAGATCTTGCTAGTAGTTATAATTCTTTAGAAAAAAAACTAGGATCAAGAACAGAAGAACTATCAAAACAAATAAGACAAGACATAGAACAAGAAAGAATAGCCAATACTCCCAAGGAATATGAATTATTCCAACCAGAAATACCAGAGGGTGTATCTATAGAAGTAAACAAAGATATACCCTTGCTTCAATGGTGGGAAGAAACAGCTAGAAAAAAAGGATTATCTCAAGAAGAATACAATGATGGTATTAAAAAATTTGTAGACAATCAAATAGCTGCACTTCCTATATTGGAAGAAGAAAAACAACAATTAGGCGAAAATGCTACACAAAGAATAGAAGCAGCTGATCTATGGGCAAAGAAGAATTTATCTTCTGATGCTTATTCGGCAGCATCTAATTTAGCAAGTACAGCAGCTGGTGTAAAAGTTATTGAAGAACTGATGAAACTAACTAAAGATGCTCCAATGCCTACAACAGAAACTGCCATAGAAGCTGCTCCAAGTTTAGAAGATTTAAGATCTATGATGCAAGATCCTCGATATTGGAAAGATGGACAAAGAGATCCAGCTTACATAAACAAAGTCGCAGCTTTATTTGAAAAATACTATGGTAAAGGCGAAAGCGAAAAAGGTTAGAGTTACCTGGAGAGATGCTGTATCTCATTCAGAATGGTTAGATCCAAATACTGCTAAAACATTTAAACCATACATAAATGTAACTGAGGGTTTTCTTTTAGAAAAGAATAAAAATGCTACAATAATCTATATGTCTTACAATGATACAGACATAGGCGACACTTGTGTAATACCAAGTGAAAACATTGTTGAGCTTTGTGAGTTGAAAAAGTAGAAAAAATATGTCAGTTGATTGAGTAATAGACCTCTATGGCGTAGAATATGCCTTGCAAAAGATAACATATAAAGCTCCTGTGAGATAATCTAGGTAACAATAGCAACATAAGGAGAATAAAATGAGTGCTACTATAACTAACGCTTTTATTACTCAGTTTGAATCTGAAGTACATATGGCGTATCAAAGAATGGGTAGTAAGTTCAAAAATCTAGTGCGTGTTGTAAATGGAGTATCTGGAGAATCAGTTAAGTTCCAAAAAGTAGGCACAGGCGAGGCAACAACTAAGGCTCGTCATGCTGAAGTAGTAGCTATGAACATTAGTCATACTAATGTAACTGCTACACTTTCTGACTTCTACGCTTCAGATTATGTAGACAAACTAGACGAACTGAAAACCAACATTGACGAAAGATCAGTAATTGCAAATAATGCAGCATATGCTCTTGGTCGTAAAACTGACAGCATTATTACTGACGCTATGGCATCTGCTACAACTGTAGCAAACAATGCTGGAGCAAATGGATCAACATCTTTAGCTACTGATATGAATGTGGCTAAATTTAAAGATATGCAAGCATTATTCGGTACAAATTCTGTGCCAGATGATGACCAAAGATATTGGGCAATCGGTCCAAAACAATGGTCTGACTTGTTAGATGATGATCAATGGTCAAGAATGGAATACATTGGAAACAACGAGCTTCCTTTTGCTGGTATGAACTACACAGCTAAAAGATTCTTAAGTTTCTTAACTTTTGTATTCTCAGGACTAGACACTTCTGGATCAACTGATAGACACACTGTTGCATGGCACAAGTCATCAATGGGTCTAGGTATTGGATCAGAAGTTAGAACAGAAGTAAACTATATACCAGAAAAAGTGGCTCACTTAATGAC